ATAACGTTCATGTCCTGTGCAACGGGACCAGAGAAATATAAATACGATTGTATCTTCTGCTGAATGAATTCCGGTAGTAAATGTACTCTATCATTCATAGAATATATTTACCCATCCTCATTTGTGCTTAAATTCATTCGTCATTTAATAAAGCCAACAATTGTTGAGCGGAAGAATTGACCGTTTCATATTGGGATTTACTTTCCTCATATAACTGCTCCAACTTTTGCTTCTCTTCTTGCAAAGCGTTCTTATTCATTTCAAGGGTCATCTTTTGAGATTCTAGATCTTGAATGGTGCCCTCAATTTCCGTCAATTCGGTTTGTTGTGCTTCTATTTGCGTTTGCTTTTCTTCTATGGAAGAGGAAATCGCATCAAACTTGTCTTTCAACTTGGTTAAAACACTCAAATCAAAGGTGGTCATAATGGAATATATATACTCCTATATGGCATTCTTTATTTTCCTTTTTTGGGAATACTTATTAAATTAAATGGCTAAACTGATCGTATTTTTATCACTCTTTCGTTTGCTTGATTTCTTACCGCCCCCCCGACTTCCCACGGAAAGCGTTTCCAAATCTTCAATGGAAATGGTGCTGTTATTTTCTACCTTGATGTCATTTTTGGCGCTGGACTTTCCAAGGTTTGATAAAAGACTGTCAATATTAGTGGGCCCCTTCATTTCATTGCGCATGGGGGGAGGTGGACGCGGTGGTGGCGCAGAACTCCTTTGAAATTCCTCAGGTTGCGAACGCATATCGGTTGGCTCGTTCCTACCGTGACTCATTCCCATGTCATTCATAAAATTACTCAAACCAGGACTGGACTGTTCCATGGAACTCATGGCCGCCTTGGTAAAGTGATTCATCAAGTCTGGATTTTGCCTCATGATGTCGTCCATACCTGGAAGAGCGGACTTGAACATGGTATTGGTCATATGGATCATGATACCCGATGACGCTAGCTGAAACAACAATTTGATTTCCGGGGCCATCTTGGCCTTGGATTTATACTTTTCATGCAACTCCGCAAAAATCTCGTCAAAGTCGTCCACGTTTTCATTGATCTGTTCGGACCATCCATCCAGTTTAATATCAAACGGATCAAATTTGTTATTCAAAAACTCAATTCCCGTAATCAAGGTGGTCAGCACCTTTCCTTGAAATTTCATGGAATTATCCTTTTCTTTTTCGTTCATGAGAAATTCAAATTCCCCCTTCATTTCATTCAAATCCGAATCCATACTGTATTTTTTACTTAGGGTCGCTCCCTTTGATTCAAGGGTTTCAAGCTTCCGGAGAATTTCAAACTTTTCTTTTAACAATTGTTCCTTATTCATTTTAGTGGCGTGCGACGTTTCACTTCCAAGATTGACACTATTGATGTCCTTGAATCCATCCCACGTTTCATTCTTTATTTCCATCCCGCTCGTTGCTTTTGCGATTTGAATCACCGGTTTATTTTGAAAACTTTCCTTCTCTTTATAGGCTACCTCCTTGTTGTCACCCAACGACATGGGTGGACCATCTTTCACATCAATCGAATTCAACTCGTTCTCCAAATCTTTTAGACTATTAGAACTAGGAGATTTTTTCTGATTTTTCACCTTGTCATTCATGAGTAATTCTATACCGCTTCCAAAATTGGCATCTTTCAAATCCATAGATTGATCAATAGATATTTCTTTATTGGTAGAAGCAAACCCACCGTCATCCAGATTGATTTCTTGAATATCTAAATTCACTTCTTGCATTTATTAATTTCATTTATATTTTATCTTTAAACTTTAACTCATTTCATTATATAATTTTGATATAACCTTGAATGTTTTCATAAAAATTGGGGGTCAATTGTTCCTGTTTGCGGATGTAATCTAATACTTGCAATAAACAATCCGCCAAGTCATCTTTCTTTTTGAAAGAGCAGTAATAGGTGGATATTTCGTCTCCGTAATAATTCTTACATAAACACTGTGTAATCTCCTTGCTCATTTTCTTCCGCTCCGCGTAGGTGGTTTTCTGTTTGTCTTTGAGGAAGTATTTCAACTTGTGCACCGCATTATAGTTGACGATTTGATCCAGCTGATAATCCCTCATCACAAAGTACATATTGAGCATACCTTGTACCGCTTTCATCTTGATGGCGTTTTGTCCGATCTGGTTTTCAATCAGAATCTTGTCAATGTGCTTGTCTTTTAAGACATCGTCTAATTGCAAACACATGTTTTTCCCGATCTTTACATTGTCCACTTGTGCGGCCTTTTCATGAGGTTCAATCAGTTCCAATACATTCCAGTCCACAATAACATGGCGGTCTTGTTCAATCGTTTCAATAATGACGTATGCTAAATTCCGAATACCAACATCAATAGACAATATATGCATGGATGTATATATTGTATGTAGTCTTTATTTAAGTGTATTCCCTATATGTTTTTTTTTCGTTTTGCGAATCTTATTTTGACGTTTTGACTTGTTTCGTCGTGTAATTCCCCTTTTCTTCCGAATCTTACGGAAAATTGCCTTTTTACTTTTATGTTTTACAGAAAACTGTATGCGTTTGGCACTTATTGGACCTCTTCCAAACATTTTACCCAAAAACGATTTCTGCGGTGTGGCCATTTTAATCACTTTTCGGTATTGATTTAGTACCGATGATTTTATTTTATCAGGAAACCCAAAGAAATGTTTTAACAACAAAGGAGGTTTCTTTGGGGGTTTCTTTTTCGCACCTTCTTCGTCTTCTTCAAAAAAATCTTTCAAGGTTTCTGAAACCGAATTATTGAAAAACGTGCCTTGTATTATACGCACGCGCGTATCGTGGTCCGCCTTCAAAAAGGCCACAACCATAATCACCATTTCTTTGTTGGTTTTCCACACGTTAAATGAGGTTTGAGACAAAATGGTATATAACTTTTTTTTACCTTCTTCTTCTCCATTGTTGAACGGTTGTGCATCCCTCAGTTCGCGGATTTGTTCTTGTATTGCCGATAGCTGATTCCCACTATCGACGTTATCTCCCCTCTTTGTCCGTAAATTTCCAAACAACCCCTTGAGATCGTTCATTTCTTTCAATACTTCATTGAATCGCTTTTCCATAGAGTCTTTATATTCACCCATTTCCTTTTCCATTTCCTTTTCCTTTTCAAGAATATCCTCTTTTTCCCCTTTTCCGTTTTTTTTGTCTTCTATTTCATTTTCATTCGGTTTATTGGGAGCGATGACCGCGGATAACTGAATGCTGGATGCCTGGGGGTTATTATCTTTGCCACCACCTTCACTTTTTTTCGTATAACTTGTCTCCATCGCAAAGGTCATCATTGCCTTTCGATTGAAATTCACGTCTATTTGTACGTCGGTTTTGTTTTGCTTGACCACGTACGGCCCCACAAAGACATTTGCCTTATTTTCTAGATTATACCCATACTTTGCTAAATAAAAGGGATACATGCACGAAAAAAGAAAATATATTTTTTCAAACTCTCCTTCATTTTCAGGATTGGTTAGCGGTTGTAAATTTTTATAAGCAGATGACTTAAATACGTTTTTGAGGGATAATTTGGTTGCGTCGTAGGGTTTTAGAAACTCTTCTGTTTCTAAGAAAAGCGGACCTTCGTCGTATGATTTTAGTTTAGCAATCATATTGTTTTGTAAGTAATACCTTAACCCGGTCTGGTTTTTGTAATCGGGGTCATAGACTTTAACATATGTATAAGATGTTTTGTCCACATATCGCTTCTCTAGGCGTTTTACCATGGTGTCATATTTGCCCTGTTTTCCACCAGACAATATCATAAATTATCTATATATTACCTATATAAATAATTCTATCATTACAATTAAACATTACATGCTTTATATTTATTTACCTTTTTCGCATTCAACTCTTGGGCCGACAAGTATTTTGATTTCACATTGTTGGTTTGGTAACCCGCAGGGGTATCGGTGGGTCCCATGCGCTTTCCATCAAACAAAACCGGGTGAGCATGGTTTCGGTTGACTTTAGGAAAGGTCATGGGAACATTTTGTTGAATGCTAGTGTTCTTGTTAATCTGCATGATTTCGTTGGTATTATTCACTAAATATCGGCGATATATGGCATTGCTCTTTATATTTTGTTGCTGTTGTAAAGCTTGTTCGTGCATACCATTTGGCGCATAGTTGGTCAATATACGTGAATCTTCCATGACAATAGGAAAATGGTGGCTATTCATATAGTTATTATGTATATTTTTATTTTTCCTTTTTTCAAATTATACGATTCTATCATTCAATGTCCACGATCTCATCATTCGATAACTCTACTTCGTCACTTACATCCACTTCGGCAACGACTTCTTCTGGTTCCGGTTCATCTACCTCTTGGTCTTGGTCTTGGATTTCATTGACACCCTCTTCCATCACCTTGACGACCGACGCAATGCTTTGGCTTTGTTCTTTTTCATACAACATGACAAGGTCAATCAATTCTTGTTTTTTCAAGTTGCGTGTCGTGTACCCCCTGTCTTCTAAATAGGTTTTCAACTCTTTCACCGTCATCCTTGCGAATGACTCGGCGCTTGGTTCAGTTGGTTCGCTCGCAATTTCAATTTCCTCATAATCAATCGTTTTGGTTTGAACCTCTTCGTTTTCAACCTCGTTTTCATTGTCGCTATCGCTATCATCGCTTTCGTTGTCACTGCTTTCATCGTCGCTGATGTCCTCGTTTGTGTTCAGTTGCGTTAGATCCAGACCATGTAGCATCGCATAAGAGGGCTGACCGGGTTCTTGCTGCATGGACGGCTGTGCCATCATTGCGTTATTTTGGTCTTGGAGTAGCTTGAATAGCATTTTGGCTTGTTCCGATTGAGATAACTCAAGATTATCAATCTTTCTTTTGAAATAAAAGCAGATCATCGCGACCAATAGTAGATTTACCAACACGCCAATAAAGAAACTAGATATATCCAGTATACTTGAAAAGGAAGTCATTGTATTTTAAAATAGATAATTATATTTAAATGTATTTTTAAACGAATACTTATTTCATCAATTCTTCCGGATATTCTAAATCTTTCAGCACTTGATATCCACCGTGGACGTTACTAATACCGTTTTTCAGAACATATGTATACTCAATGTTATCTTCAGATGGCTGATTCACATCCATTTGTTGGTTTTTGATGACAGAGTCCTTTTCTTCAAACTTCTTGCATAGATCTAAATAATGAGTTGTCAAGACAAAATCAACACAACTCTTATATTGGTTCATACCTTTCAAATAAATATCAGCACATAATACCGCATCTTGAGGATTGGTGCCGCTATAAATCTCATCAAAAATACACAAGTGACGCTTGTCTTTCTTTGCCTTGATAAACTCAAATATGTCTTTACACCGCCTAGCTTCCGCTTGAAACAAACTGTCGCGATTGGATGTGTCGGGGATGTTCAAATAGGAATGGAAATAATCATACATATGAAGTTTACATTTTTTATAGCAACCCATTCCAATACTTTGAGACAAGAAGAGATTGATGATGACTGATTTAATCAATGTGGTTTTACCAGATGCGTTTGGTCCCGTGATGATAATGTTCTTATCGAGCGAGATGTTATTTTTAACGGACTCTTTGGGGGGATGTGCAATATAATACATCTTTTTCATTTTCGTCGGCTTTTTATTCCCCCCTAAAAAGGTACATGGGTTTAACTTCTTACCCTTTACGAGGGCAGCTAAATCCATCATGTTGCGATGATATTGATTCAGGTAAGTTAAATACATCACGCAATTGTGATGCGATTCGTCATAAAACATGTCAAAGTTAGACTTCATGAGCAACCCGATTTGACCATATTTCATGTATTGTTGTTGCACGTTATTCAAAGACACAATGGAATATTGCATCTTTTGTACTTCTTTTTGATAACGCAAAAGATCTTCGTTAAACCCTGAAAAACTAGGCAATGTTTTCGTTTGGTCATGCATATGCTGTATCAACTCACTTCCTTGTGATAAAAAGGAAAAGTATTTGGAATTGAATTCGATCATAAAGTTTGTATTTTTATAAAAATGGATACATGAATTCACGTTATTGTATATGCTCATGACATAGAAAAAAAGGTATACCATTGTGTAAATTTTGTGTTGAATATTTCCTTTGTTAAACTGTAAAAGGTTTCGCACCATAGGTAGATTCATTATCATAGTCTTTACCATACTCAAGTAACTTGAAAAACTCATGCGAATACCCTTTAGATAAAACATGAAATATGGCACAATCAGTCCCATAAACGGAGACAACAGTGAAAATAATGGACTACATATGTTGTAAAGTGCTAGAAATTGTAGAAACCCGATAATACTATTGAGGAAAAAGAATCGGCGAAATTGAATGTATTGAAATTTCCCCAAGAAATTCTGTTCGCTTTTGAAATCCAAATAAGATTGTATGAATTCATCCATTTTGCTATCCTTGTCATGATAACCTTTCAATAATCCTTGATTGTCTTTCAAGTAATCCTTGTTTGTCGTATACAAGGAACTCCATTTTTCCATCAATAGTGGCACATGATTACATTTTGACGGAAGAATGTGACTCATGAGATTATTGTCTCCGTGAAATTCAATATCCGCGCGTAGGGTTCCCGAAAGACATTGGGGGTTATGGTATTCAATAGGCAATACAAATGGAGATTTATCTAACAATTCGGATTTAATCGTTTCTACATCTGTTTCCTCATCATTTTCTTCACTCACGATTTCTTTCTCATATATGTTTACATATTTTTCCCAAAAAGGGGGCTCACTTGTCATTATTCTATGATAGAATGATTTTTTTATACTCAAACGAATTAATTTCAATTGTAAAGCGACTTAAATATTTTTTATGCATATATATTATTCTATCATGACGTCAATTTATTCTTATGCCAACTTCATGGCCATGTCAAAAGAATTAGACAGAAAGGAATACATTCTTCCCAAAGATACGATCAAAATCGTATATCAAATCAAGAAGAAACTCAATATCAAAGAACTCAATCAGTTGAAATATATGGACTTGTTTGACAAACCAAAAGTAAAACAAGAAGGATATATATTAAATGACGTGTATAAGTGTTTGAATAAGATAACTGAAAAGACCTATGACAAATTGAGCGAAGACACGCTGGCTATTTTGGATGTCATTGTAGAAGAAGATTCCGAGGCGAACTCAAAGATTTGTCAAAAGTTTTTTGATATCATTACCAATAGTTCCTTGTGTTGCCCCTTGTATGCAAAGTTGTATAACAAAATATGTGAAAAACATGAGGTATTCAAATCTATTTTTCGGACACATATTCAAATTTATTTGGAAGAATTCAAAGAAATCAAATATGTTTCGCCGGGCGAAGATTATGACGCCTATTGTGCTTATGTGAAACAAATAGACAAAATGAAGCATTTTACTTTATTTTTACTTGAAACCCTAAAATATTGTATTTGTGATTTAGACGATATTGTTGACATTTTGCTTTATTTCCAGGAAAGGTGTATCCATACAATTGAAGATGAATCCTATATACTTGAAAACGAACAAGTGATAGATACCATGTTCTTAATCATCAAGGAAGCTATTGATCTTATGGTGTTTCATGATAAATGGGAAATAATCAAGAAAAACCATCACTATTTATACGAACTAAAATCAAAAGGGAAAAACAATAAAATGAAGTTCAAGATGATGGACATTCAAGATTGTATTTCAAAAAATGATGATTAATATGGTTGGAGAAATGATATAATATTATCTATTGTATAATATAAATAATATGGAGAACACGGAAGACTTCAAATCTGCTTTGTTTCCGGATGTTATGAAATACAATGACCAATTTGAAGACGATGAAATTCCAGAACAAGATCAAGGGGCAAATGCTCCTTTATATGAGATCGACATATTTGGGAAAACTTATGTAATCGCAGTAGGCACGGCAACTGAAGTAGTCATAGATGACGGCGTTTCGTTTTATTATTGCATCGTCTATCTGACTCACAATAAAAAACCGGTTTCAAAAATAGGGGTCTATGAAATATCCAATGAAAGCCTTGAAGAAGGCGAAGAAGCGAGTTCATTGCGAATTCCTTTCCAAAATCATGACCTTTTGGTTCACCCGAAGTATTATGTACAACCTCATGTTCTTGAACCTTATTCTCAATCATATGACGAATTAGATGACCGCGACGAAGGCGAAGGCGAAGAAGAAGGAAAAGAGAACAGTGAGGAAATTGAAGAAGGTGAGATAGTTGAAGACGACGAAGGAAGTCAAGGTGACAATGAAAACGAAAACGAAAATGAAAATGAAAACGAAAACGAAAACGAAGATGAAAACGAGTCGGATGATGGTGTTATTTCAGATGAAAGAACCAAAAGGATCATGAAACAAGAATTATACAACCACTATCATGATCTTGACGATAATGACGACGACAAGGAACGGAAGCTAACCCTACAATACATGCTAATTAACATATACATGAAAAATATTGCGCCTCCTTCTATTCAAAAAAAGATGAAAAAAGAGATCAAGAAAATCAAAGAGACCTTTTTCCCAAACAAAAACGGCCCTTTTATTTCGAAAGAAGCTATCAAAGAGATGGAGTTGTTTGATCTATCACCGACGTTTTTACTGTTTTTTGAACTCTATGCGACAGATATCAAATGTGTTATTATTGAAGGAAATAACACGACACAAGTAAACCAGTTCAGTATGCTAGGAAGTTTGAGCGAACAAGATAAAGAGGATATCCGGAAAAATAAACAGGACAAGAAGGTGTTTTCCGCAAATAAAGCACACATTCGTTTATTGGAAAATTACGATCCAAAAACGGTGTTCTATTTCACGAAAACAAGTGATGATAAAATAGAGTTTGTTACCAAGAAAGCCATATCCGAATTAGAGGACGATGAAAAACAAGCTCTTCGTGGTGCGCATGACAAGCAAGATCACGAGTACACTTCATCCACTCAATGCACTACAATACAAAATCTTGTATAAATATTATATAAAAAAACAATATATAGTATCTATAGTAGACATCACATGAAAACAAAGAAGAATACTCCCAAAGAAAAGACGATATCGAATGAAATGAATGATGAAATCATAGATATTTTGAAAAAACATTTGCCTAAAATGGATGTTTCATTTGATGATAAACAGTTGTCAAATAAAATATATGATAAAATGACGAAATCATGGAAAGAAAGTGAAAAAATCCCACATGAATACACGTTAGAAGATATGAAACCATCTTCCAATGAGCATTTAAAGCCAACGCAGTTTATGCCTACCTATGTGTTGAAATGTATTCATAATACACTTCATTATCAGTATTGCTTCACGTTTGAACATAAAAAAATCAAATTTCGTGTTTTCATTTATTTTGATGGAAAAATTCAATTTCAACAATATATTAAATACATCAAATGGATTATTTGTCTTTGTTTGCATAACATCAATAACGAAACCGAAGACTTTATGAACATACACCTGTATATGACCTCTTTAAAGAAAACGATTCCATCTAATTTTCCAAATAGTATTCAACCCATACACATCAATAGTGGGTTCACGTCTTATCCTAATAATGGGATGCATATCTGTATATTTCGCAAGGAAGAATGGATGAAGGTCTTGATACACGAATGCTTTCATGCCTTCAATATGGACTTTCATGAAGAGCGAATCAACTTCCCCAACCTATTTGAAAATACATTTCACATCAAATCAAAATACCTCGTGTTTGAATCCTTTGTGGAATTTTGGGCACGCATTTTGAATTGTGCGTTTTTTTCCTATGGACTGAAACCCAATATATCTAGTCAAGACTTCCATGATGTGTTTTCCCTCAATCTCAATATTGAACGCATTCACTCCTTGTCACAGGCGTCTAAAATGATGAACATGTTTCAACTGAAATATGCCGATTTCATAAACAACGACAGGAGTCATATTGTCAAGAAAATTTACAGGGAAGAAACCAATGCGTTTTGTTACTATGTAATCACCGCGATCATGATGAATTTCTTTGATAAAACATTGCAATGGTTTGACTTGAATAATAACGACTTGTTCTATTTTAATAAAAACGAACGCCAAGTCATTGTCTTTTGTCATTACATCAAACAAATGGCCAAAAACCCCGATCTTGTCTCTATATTGGATGAACTAAACGTATACAAGGTACAAAAACAGAATTATATGAAAATGTGTATATTTGAAATAGAATTTAAATGAATCATGGTTGATTGTATAGGAATGCTATTACCACCCAAGAGGTATCCATTATGCACGCGTCCACACCAATATACCCCCTTGTATGCTCAAAGGAACCATGACGACAAAAACAATGTGCCTTATGATGTCAACTCAACATCGCACGATATATATACTGTAAATAAATATCCATCTTTATTTGAAACGTGTTCGAATCCAATCCATGTCCTTATTTTTCTCGCATTATTTAGCGTGTGGTTTGGAGGATTCACGCGAAGACAAATCTACGACTTTTTGAATAAAAATAAAAATTGAAGAACGATTTAAAGATGTATCGGTGTATAATACCAACCATATCATGGCAACATTCAACAATAACAACTCCGAACCACTGACTCCCACGTATACTCTTTATATATCTGTAAATCAAGAAGATCTGTCTCTTATACAATATTATGAAGAAGCCATAGGGTCACATAACAATGAAATCCTTCATAATCCCATGCCGGATAGTGGATTTGATTTGATTGTCCCCGAAGAACAAGAACTATACGCCCACAAAGTGAATAAAATCAACTTCCAAGTAAAATGTGAAATGCGTCATAACGAAACGCATCGAACAAGCCCCTTTTATATGTATCCGCGATCAAGTATTTCTAAAAGCCATTTTCGCCTGGCCAACAATACGGGTATCATTGACAGTGGATATCGAGGGTGTTTGATGGGTATGTTTGATTTAGTTTACACGCAACAATGTGTCAAATGTGAAAAGCACTGTCGTTTACTTCAAGTATGTGCGCCTAATTTGGAGCCTTTCAAGGTCGTGTTGCTTCAAAACGACAACGCCATGTCTCAAAGCACCCGAGGGGAAGGAGGTTTCGGGTCTACGGGTGGCATATCTTTACCACACGTGTAAGTTTGGGTGTTTATGTATTTATGATTTAAGGCGATTCCTCATTATTTATTTCTCAATATAGACTATTGATTGAATGAAATGGACATGGTTACTTTGGTCTATACCCTATAGCACGTCTTTATTATTTGGTACCAGAAAACTAAATCCCTTAGATAAAACGCATGTAAAAACGTATGCGGATTCATGGATTGAAATTTGGAAAACGCATCCCACCCCATTGTCGGATACACGCATCAACGAGGCTTGGAAATCGGTGATTTGGTGTGCACAACATAGACACCACGACTATTGTCATTGTTTGGCCTATAAGCATAATAACTTTTTTATTCTTGTCATGGAAAATACGTTTAATGAAACCTTGCGTGTGGCGGGTATTGTGGAAAGTCCTGAAAACGTCTATAGTGCGGAACAAACCCACCAATTGCATCGAGAATTGACCCGTTTAGCGAACCAAACAAATTATACCATAGATTACTCCTTGTTGCGTAACTGGTCTCATGGTTTTTATTTCTACGAGTACCAAATAGAAAAAAATTGAATGTATTTTAAAGATTCATTTCTTCTTTAAAACATATTGACCTATTATAGCATGACTCTGGAATTGTATGTGGGACCGATGTATGCGGGCAAGACCACAAAAATGATTAAAATGCACCGTGCGAATCAAAATACCCGCAAGGTGGCGATAGATTTCAACACGAACCCTGCCCATGAAAGCGATAGTCGCGTCATTATGGAGCGTATGAACACCCATGATAATGTTATTTTGGACAACGTATACACCACAAAAAGACTCATGAAAGTATGGGACGAAGATGCGTATAGCGACCAATGTCACGAGTTCTATCGGAAAATGACACAATGCCAATATATATACATAAATGAATGCCAGTTCTTTCCTGATTTGCGCCAATTTGTTTCAGAGTGTTTGAAGAAGGAGATCCATGTGTGTTTGTATGGACTAGACGCGGACTACAAACAAGAACTCTTCGGACAGACCATGTTGCTTATCCCCTATTGTCGCTATATAGAAAAACTAACCGGCAAATGTCACACATGCCGTACGGCGGAAGCTATCGTCAGCTATCGCACGACGGGTGAAAGACAAGTGTATTTGCCCAACAGCGATTGTTATATTCCATTGTGTTTGAAATGCCATAAAGAAATACGTTAAAACGCATATAAAAACACAAAATCATACATACAATATATGTATGTATGATTATGAAAAAAAGTTAAAACTGCATCAAGATCAATGTATCTATCTTTACTATTCTAGTCATTTATTTTTTATATCAAGTGGGTATGCGCTTCTACGAAAACGATATGATTTGTTTTGTATATCTACGTCTATTTTAACGACCTCGTTATTGCGATGGGGATACATGGACAATAAAAAATACACATTCATTGATCGCCACTGGGTAAAGTTCGTCTTTTTTCGTTTTTTCTATTCGCTCTTGTTATGCTGTTTTCAGTTCAAAATCAATACCTTTCAGTTTTGTTGGTTGTTCGGCATCATGAGCACCGTGGTTTGTTTATATACAATTGAAATACTTTTGTTTGTGTTGACCGATTCAAAGATCACTATTGCGCTTCACATGTTGGTACATTTTTATACGGTGATCGGGTTCTTACTTTCATGCTCATTGAGACACGATTTTATTCCCCGTTTTCGTTCCAAACCGTTCAAAAAATTGCGTCATTATTTTAAGCATGTTTACAACAAAAAATATAGAAGACCGGTTGAAAAAAATAGAGCCATGTTCCATTTTCTTGTATTATAGTTGCCACTTTTTCCTTTTGCCCGTGTTTTTGTCTATTTATATGAACCGCTACGATGTGTTGTGGATATGTACGTCAGCGTTGTTTACGTCACTGTTGAGGTGGGGAATCCCAACAAATATATGGTATCAATATCTAGATCACAATTGGGTGAAATTGATTTTTGTCTATTTATTGGTATCATGGGTTGATCTATGGATGGAACAAAAATATGATGGGGTCGTTTTAGTTTATTCGTTAGGTCTATTATTATCCATTGTTTATTATTTCGCAATAGAGTATGTTTTTTTCATCTTTCTCAATCCATATTTGGGAGTGGTGTTGCACATGTTAGTTCACTTTTTCAGTGTCATCGGTATGACATGTCTCCTTCATTTGGATTATGATTTCAACACGAGATTATTCCTTTTGGGGCAACAGGCGAAGCAAATCATTTTCGGGAAGGAGGGGTAGACGGATCTTCTCGTAGTTTTCCGAGTCGTTTTCGGGATGGATCACTACCAAATGGAGGTCTTTCACCTTCACATCGTACTTCGTCTCCAAAATGTACTTGTAGATATTGAGTTGCAGGGTGTAATGCCAGTAATTCGTGTCTTGGATGTGCTGTAGTCCATCTACCAGGCATTTCTTATTGAAGTTATTGGACTTTTCAATGTTCTTACACCGCTTCCAATCATAGATACTGATGCTACCGTCTTCGTTGAGAAAGGTCATGTCAATGGACCCGGCGATCTTGTGGTCTTCATGATAGACATTCCATTCCGTGCGATAGGGCACCATGCCTCCGTGATCGCCAAGGAAGTTCTGGAAATAGGCGTATTCAAGTGTGTCTTTGAACGTGTCAATCTTGTCTTGATGAATGCCATTGTAATGAAACTCAAACATTTCGTGCATGGCCGTCCCCATTTTGGCGGCTTCTTGACCGTTCTTATTCCACATTTGCTTGATTTCGGGTTTCGTCATGCCAAAGTATTTGGAATCGGGCCATTTGGGTGAATTCATCATACCATCAATGATTTTATCCGCATTAAACTTTTCAAATGCTTTATGGATGAGTGTGGTGACAGAAGTATATCCCCTTTCCCGCTTGATGTAATACGTATGTCCGCGTTCTTGGAAAACAATGTGCGTGTCTCGTTCGTGCGCGTGTTTGTCTTTCAAAAGAAGAGAGGTGAGTGAAGTAATTTGCGAGGCCATTAGGGAGGTTCTTGAGATGTATTTATATCCATGTTGAATATAGATAAATCAATTTTTTTCGGGTTTTCACTTCACACTTGTGCTTCAACAGCATTCAAAAGGGCTTCTCCTTCTTTCGCAAGATACTGGTCAATGATCTGCTCGGTCACTTGCACCGTATCCGACACCAGGTTATCCGAGATCTCTTGTTTTGTAGGACTACGCATCATTTCCTTCTTGAAATTGTCCACAAATTGGCGAATGAGCTTGTATTTCAAGGACAGGGCTTCTTCTTCGCTCGCCCCTTCAATGTTCATGACCACATCGTTGACCAGTTTCTTGAAATTGGTTTGCATGGTTTGGGTTTCGTCTTCTTTATACAAGGCCATTTCCACGGACTCCAGCGCATCGCAAATTTCCGGTTTCTTGAGTTGTTCAAATAACTTTTTCTTAGCAGGATCTATCCGACTATTATTAAAGGTTTGGTTAAACAAAGCGATCACTGACTTTTCAATCGTTGGACTCGTTTCCATGAGGCGATCAAATTCTTCCGTGCATGATTTCAAAAAGTCATAGACCGTTTGGCGTTCATTGGGTGGTTTACTCAGTTCCACGCGAATCTTTCGGTAGAATTTGTCCCACGAAATAGAACTCACGCGATGGGCTTCATTGAGTTCGGATATTTTAAGAAATTGTTGAATGGTCGTAATGATCCCCGCCACAATATTTACGAAACCAACGCCCATGGAGTAATAGGGGCGATAATCGATGGGGACGCGTTCTTGGGCGAAATTGGCCGTACCCGTCAACGTACTCATAATAATCACAGGGATCGTAAAATACGTATTCACCCTATTGTATATATTGTGACTTTTCGCGTGAAGCCACCGATAACACATGGCCTTGTCTCCCCAGTCTACTAAAATTTTCTCATGGTCTTTGGCCCATATGGTGGGCTTTGAATTTTTCACCATCAAGGCGCTCACAGAATTATTATCATCCATTATAGTATATGGATAAAATAAAAAGCAAATTCGATGAATTAAAAGAAACGCGTTTAGAAATCAAACAAGGTATAAATAAAATAAACGAAATCAAGGACTCTGTAAAGAAGAACTACATGCAATACATTGAGAAGGAAAAGCAGAATTATTTTGGTTTGGATTCCTTCCATTTTCAAAACAAGGCCATTGAACTAGAACACACCAATATGTTGCGCTTGTATCACTTTATAGATAATCGGATTTATGGGGACTATTACAAGCTGTTCCACATGATTGAAAAGAGTCTAAAAGAACAATTGAATGAAGACCAGTTACATAAGATAAAAGAATTGTATCACTTGAAACAATACCCTGTGTATAAGGATTTAGAACCCTTTAAAATATATGATTTTGACTTGATCAATCAAATACACCAAGACATTATCCTTGTTTTAGAAAATGTCAAAGAGTTATTTCAAGAAAACAGAATCAATATAGACGACCACAAAAAGCATTTGATTTTGGGGATGAATATTGATAATTATGTCATCAATCAAGAATACATGAATCAACATCTACATATGAGTAATCAACTGCACGAGAATTATTTGAATGTGTTTCATAAGTATCATGCGGAGTGGCTAACGAAATATTACGAAAAAATAGAATTGTTTCATAAACAAATCCAACATCATGAAGAAGATTATGACATGAAGAGAGAAAACAAAACAGACTTTTCCATAAAACCTCAACCCGAACCAGAAATAAAGTCTTTACCTGACCTACAGATAGAATTCGCAGAGAATCATCAACCACTTGAAACCGTTTTAGAAGAAAGTGACGCGGAACATGAATTAGATTTATCGGAAAACACGATTATTGAATTGAAGAATGATGATGATGATGATTTCAACCTTTGAATCGGGTTATCGTTTCTTCGTTTTATTTTTATTCTTTTGGTTTCTCTCAATTCGTTTTTTCAACGCGTTAAACTTCTTTTTATCTAACACATAGATGATTCGTAGATAAAAGAAGAGATTGATTGTCGCTTTTCCATAAGTTATCCTATTCAGGGTTTTGCGATTCTTTGTTTGGCAAGGGCAGTTGTCTTTTTCCATGGTGTGAAATAGGTTAATGATTGCGTAATCATTCACAAAGGAAGCGAGGAACCCAAGCGAAATAATCGCCAATACATTGTGGTACATGCCACCTCCTTTTTGAGATTGAACGATCTTCATGAGATTGAATAAACTATAAACAAAAAAGAGCGGTGCTACTACCGACACATAACGAAAGTTCCACGTTTTCTTGAACCCTTCTAGTTTACTGCATTCGCATGTATTTTGTTGTAATTTATAAAATACATATATAACGTATGCGTAATAAAACGTAAACAAAAGTTGAAATAGTAATAACAAAAGTTTCATAATATATATAAGAATAGATTTTATTTGCGAATGGCATCATGACCCGGGAATATTGTTTATATAAATGGATTTCGTAAATCACTTAAATATATTCAACGCAATATCATAATGGAATATATACATACATTTCTTACATCCAAGGTAAAAGAAAAGGATCTCGTCATTCGGATTCTTTTCATGAGCCAACCCACAATGAACAAACACCTGAAAAGGGATTTACATACCTTCTCTTTTACATGGAATGTGATTGAGCCATTTATTGCGTCAAATATACATTGTCTCGCTCTCTTATCTTTAATGAAGGAATCTGTGAAAGAATACGCATTGACACCTATATCGCGTGATTCTTGTTCCAGCGATCGTTCTTACATTCAAAAACACCTATTGAAGTTTAATTCTTTACAACGACTATTATTTATGAAAAAGCTGAAATTATTTTAAAAGAGTTAGTAAATGAGTGCCTTCGCATAAGGATAGTTGTCAATCAATATTTGTTTTTGCACCAATGTCAAACGATAGGTACTACATATTTGCACATTATTCACAATGTCTTGACCCGATATAAAATCAGCACATATCACCTTTTGTTTGTCATTGTATTCAATGATTGTATTGGAAATCACGTGCTTCGGGACCATGATTTTATGTCGCCTATGGAACATGGTTTCGCTCAACATATACATGTCACGGTCGTTCAGTAAAACTTCAATCGTATATTTCATGAAAGAATGGAAATTTGCCAAAAATATATGAAAATGGTGATTATATATATTATCGATGTCGGTTTCCCATATCCAGAATCGGAATTTCAACATATTCGCACAATGAGTGCGGTTAATGTAATGTTGTTTTTCTTTCAAATACTTGTGTTTTTTCAAGAGACATAACTGACTACGATGAAAATCGCGATCATTAATCATGGGTAACACATGATGGAAAAAGATATCTTCCATAATGTATATATTCCATAAATTTGTATCTATATCGTTGTTTTATTATTTATTCAACTCAGGTCTTACCGGGATTTGAACCCGGATTGAGGGATTCAAAGTCCCTAGTGATAACCATTACACTATAAGACCGATGTCTCATTTTGTCTCTTTGTCTCTCTTACCATTTTGTCTTTCTCACACTAATTTTAGGTCCCGCACTTCTTTTCACATATGAATCGGGGTCATAGGGTTCATCTTCATCATCCGATCCCAGGTTCTTGGATAATTCCCAGAATTCCCTCGATCCCAATTTAAAATCTTTCCGTGCCTCGGCTTTGTACCAAAAGATTTGATCTTGTAGTTTATTTGATTTCACATTGTTGTTGATAACCAAGCACTCAAAGTTCTCCGTACATTGGTCCATGACCTGGCAAAAGGACTCAAACGTAGGAAACATACCCGCAAAGTTCTCATAAATGCGCTTGCGGTTTGCAATATACGGTTCCCGTAAAATAAAGACATAATCAATATTCGTCCGCAATGTAGGAGGGATCCCCAGTGGATATTGCATGGTAATGATAAGCATGATTTTCCAATGCCGACCATTCATAAACAACAACCGCATCATTTTGTCTCTAGACCAGGTGTTATCATAGAGACAATCATCCAATATGACAAAGGCCCGGGGATCTATCGTAGATCTTTTATACAACTGAATATGTTTATTCACCTCTTTCAATACCTGTCGCTGTCGTTTCAGTATATTGGTGATGATGGATGTACTGTATTCTTCGTGGATGAATAGCTTTGGTACATGTTGACTATAAAACCCATTTCCAGCTTCTGTCCCGGAAATCACCGTCCCTAATGGAATGTTTCTATGATGAAATAATAGGTCCCGCACCAAGAAACTTTTCCCGGTGTCACGGCGTCCAATCAACACCACGACGGGGCCTTTATTTTCCTCCTTTTTAAAGGTGATCATACTCATGTCAAACTTTTTAAGTTCTAAGGTCATGTGCCTTCTTTACACATTAAATATATATATTTTTAATCATATATAACGAATTGAGTTTAAAACAATTTTCTTTAATCTGAATAATAACAATAAACAAGAATAAGGATGGATCCATTGTATGAAGAACTGAATAAGATATCAAATGACGAGTTTGAAATGATTCTGAAAAAAAGCCCCATTCAAGAATACTTGGACGTGTCATTTGAAAATCAACTTGATTGTTTTAAGGAAAGAAAGAGTGATAATGTTTTCACAATAGAGACAAAAGACAAAGAGACAAAAGAAGTATTTGTCAAATATATTACACTCATAGACTTTTTGAAGTTTTTGATTGGAAAATACAAGAATGAAAACTTAGACATTATGCCTTGTGAAACAAGGGTCAATGATGATAGTAAATACGAAAAGTATATCAATGATACGAACAATTATGCATACGTGGATAGTTTTTTTTATCATGCGACGAGTGAATTTGCCAAGGAAACTAAATTTCCTCATAGTATTCAATGTTATGACCAGTTTGTTTGTAAAAAGAAGGACTGCAAAATAAACATTGCCGATGATTTAGAATACTTGTGTGATTCCAATTATTTTAACGAAAATATAAACAAGTTGTATCATTTTGAGGATCAAACTATTTCTAATTTATTCATGAGCACGCAAAAAGAAAAGCTGGTGATCGAAAACTCAAACGATGTTGTATTAGAAGATATTGAAATCTTAGATATAGGCGAAGAAACTGAAACGAACGACAAAAAAGCAGAAGAAAACTCAGATATGGAGCAAGTAGATGGAGGTGCTTGTGAAGACAAAGCAGAAGAACAGAGTGACGATGACGAGGAAGACGAAAGTAGCGATGATAGCGAAGCAATGAATACCAGTGAAAGTGACGACGAAGAGGGAGAGGAAGAAGACGAAGACAGTGACGGTGATTACGAAGACGAGAGCAATGAAGATGACGAAGATAGCGACGAAGACGACGACGATAGTGACGAAGATGACGACGACGTCTTTTTATACATTCATAAAATACCAACACAAGTTTTAGTTCTAGAGAAGTGCGACAACACGCTGGATTACTTACTGGAAAATGACATGCTCCAAAACGAAGAATTAGAAAGCGCCATGTTTCAAATCGTCACGATTTTGTATACCTACCAAAAAGTATTTCAATTCACGCACAATGATTTACATACGAATAATATCATGTATGTCGCCACGGAGGAAACGCATCTCACTTATCGCATTATGGGAAAGGTCTACAAAGTACCCACGTTTGGGAAAATATACAAGATCATTGACTTTGGTCGCTCCATTTACACCTACAAAGGTAAGCTATTGTGTAGTGATAGTTTTTCCAGCAACGGCACGGCTCATACGCAATACAATTTCGGCCCCTATTACAACCCGAAAAAGCCGGTGATCGAACCCAATTATAGTTTTGATTTGTGCCGACTGGCGTGCAGTATATTTGACTTTATTTGTGATGATATCAATCACATTAAAACCTACCGAAAGGACACGCCGATTCACGATCTTATCTTTTCGTGGCTTTATGACGATAACGGGCGAAACATGTTATACCGATCCAACGGAGATGACAAGTATCCGGGATTCAAATTGTATAAAATGATTAGTAAAATCGTGCACGGGCATTTACCCGAGAAACAATATGGTCACCCATGTTTCAATCAATTTATTGTAGACAAGGATGAAGAAACAAACGATGAATCAATGGTGGATATTGATTGCATGACACTTAAAACGACGGCTCGTTCGTAAAGACATCCGTTTTTGGTAACTGAATAGAAAATAGTTGCTCTTTAAAGACAAATATTAAATAAGACAAAATAAATAAAAGAATACTGTCTTTGAATACAGTGCGCCGAACAAAATCCTTATCTTCCTCGCTTTTGTTCAATCTGTTGATGAGACTCTTTACAATGAAATATATCGATGAAATGAGAAAACTAGTAAATACGTGACTTTTTAAAAAATCCATATGACCTTTAGACAACATATGGATTTTTTACATGGTGATTTAACGAATTAAAAGGACAGTTCTTCAATACCTAAATCAATGATATCGTTTTTGGGCGGAGATGGTTCATCTAACTCCACGGCATTCAAATCAATGGGGATCAATTCATCTTGCGGGGGCCCGGGGGGCGTCGGTTTTTCTAGATCCTCACCTAATTGTAAGGAAACGGATTCCCCAATGGTGAGAGGTTCATAGTCGTCCCCGTCGTCATCATAGAGCGAACGTGGTTCTGCCTTTGGTTCAAAATTCACGGCCTCTTGCGTGGTCTCTTCGTTCACGGGATCAAACTTTTCCACATTTTCCCCAAACGAGATTTGATTGGCCTCGGGTGCCAATGGTGGAGCTACGGGAGGCACGTCAACGGGTGCGGCGGTTGCGGGTGGTACAACGGGGGTGGTTACCGACCCAGAGACATCCGTCGTATCCGGTTTGAGAAGCTTCTTCTCCTTGATCACATCTTCCTCTTGCGTTTCGTCCATATATTGCTTGAGGAGTTGATCAATGGGAATATTATCGCGAATCGTATTCAAAATACACGACTGCACAATGACCTCAAATTCTCGGTTGTTTTTTTGTTGCTCCAGGGGACTAGAGTCCACTTGAAATAAATAGATATTGGAATATAGTTTGCGCGCAATGTTGATGTACGCATTGTGCAAAAACACGCTAAATTGGGGAATATCAATGTCAATCTTTTTCACTTGATTGTTT